TGATAAAATTACACAGTCTGGAAGCTTTGACCCTACACAATATTATAATAAGACTGATGTAGATGGTAAGGTATCTACTTTAAGTGGTGCTATTGATACTAAATTAGACGCTACTGCTTATACACCAACTGACTTATCTAATTACTATCAGAAGTCTCAGACAAGTGGAGCAACTGAAATATCAACTGCTTTAGCAAGTAAACTTGATAGCACAGCCTACACACCTACAGATTTGACTAACTATTATACCAAGTCTGAAACAAGTGGTTCTACAGAGATTTCCAACGCTTTAGCAAGTAAACTTGATTCAACAGCTTATACACCTACAGACCTTACTAATTACTACACTAAAAGTGAAACCAGTGGTGCAACTGAAATTTCGACAGCGTTAGGAAATAAGCAAAGCACTTTAGTTAGCGGAACTAATATTAAAACAATTAATAATACTTCAATATTAGGTAGTGGTAATATTACTATTGAAGGTGGTAGTGGTTCAAGTGGATTTATACAAGTAAACAATCCAGACACAGCAGATACGAAGGTAGGACTTGTTAATAGTTTATCAGAGTATTATAGTACTAATATAGGTAATCACGCAGTAATTGAGGGTGACGGATATATTTATAATGAAACAAATTATAATATAGAAGCAAGTGGTGATTATTCTCACGCTGAAGGTAATGGTACAAAAGCAATTGGTAATTACAGCCACGCTGAAGGTAATGGTACAACGGCAAGTGGTTATAACAGCCACGCTGAAGGAAGTTATACGAAAGCAATTGGTGATTATTCACACGCTGAAGGTAATGGTACAACGGCAAGTGGTTATAACAGCCACGCTGAAGGTAATTATACAACAGCAAGTGGTTATTACAGCCACGCTGAAGGTAATGGTACAACGGCAAGTGATTATAACAGCCACGCTGAAGGAAGTTATACTAATGCAATTGGTTCAAGTTCACACGCTGAAGGAAGTAGTACCGTTGCAAATGGTCACAAATCACACGCTGAAGGAAGTAGTACACAAGCAATTGGTGATTATTCACACGCTGAAGGTAGTGATACAAAAGCAATTGGTACACAATCACACGCTGAAGGTGGCTATACAATAGCAAATAATTGGGCGGCACACGCTGAAGGTCAAGGTACAAAAGCACTTGGACAATGTTCACACGCTGAAGGAAGTTCAACGGTTGCGGTTGGTGATTATTCACACGCTGAAGGAAATAGTACACAAGCAATTGGTGATTATTCACACGCTGAAGGAAATAGAACAATAGCTAATAATCAGTCAGAGCACGCAAGTGGACAATATAATGTTTCATCAAGTGCTTCAACTACATTTGGAGATAGTGGTAATACATTATTCTCAGTTGGTAATGGTACTGATAATAACACAATGCACAATGCTTTTGAGATTCGCCAGAATGGTGATATTTATATTACAAGTGGAAGTACAGATATTAAGCTTCAAGACCATTTAGGTGGTAATGTAGATTTAAGCAATTATTACACTAAGACAGAAGTAAATGAAATTGTAGATGATGTAATAGCAGGACAGATTGACTTAAGTACTTACGCTAAAATTGATTGGGTACAAACAAATTACGCTTTAAAAACAGATGTTCCTAAGATTTGGATTGGTACACAATCAGAATACGATGCTTTAGCTACAAAGGATAATAACACTATATACATTATTAAAGATGATTAAAATTGGTACAAATGGAATTAGTGATATATTTATAGGTAGTACCCACGCTAATAAAGCTTACTTGGGTACTAACCTAATTTGGGAATACAATAGTGGCGGTGGTGATGAAACTCAAGATTTCTTCTGCAAGTTGGAATTAACAGATGGCACTACAGTAGATTTAGATGGTAGTGGTGAACTTACACAGGCAATGGTAGCCACACCTTACGCAAGTACTTTATATAAAATGCACGTTGGTAACTTATGTACAAGTATTGGCTACCGAGCAGCGCACCAGTGCAGAAAATTAGAAGAAGTAGTAGTAGATGAAGGTGTTACTACAGTTGGAAATCAAGCGTTTAACGCAGATGTTAAACTTGCGGTAGTAGATTTTCCAAGTACATTAACTTCTATTGGTACTTATTGCTTTCACAATATAGGCAATGTAAATTGCAATTTCACTTTTAGGGGACTTACACCACCTACTGTAAATATTAGTGCTAATAACAAGTTTTCAAATGCAAATACAAATATATACGTTCCAGCAGAAGCTTTAGAAACTTATAAAAATACGTGGAGTAGTATAGCAAGCAAAATAAGTGCAATACCAAGTTGATACTTGACCAAATGGTGCAGCCTTTTTACCAGGTAATGAAGTACAATAATAATTTTAATACAATAATATTATGGAAAAAGAAATTAGAAATATACAAAATCAGATTTCAAGGAATAGTGAAGATTCAAGACTTGTAGAAGGTGTTGCTATTGTCTTCAATTCAGAGTCCCAGGACATGGGGTATTTGGAAACTATTTCGCCAAATGCTATTGATGAAGAGACTATTAAAAGAAGTGATATATTCGCTTACCTTAACCACGATGTAAATAGAGGTGTACTTGCACGTTCAAGATACGGTAAGGGTTCTTTGTCTTTATCTTTAGAAAGTGATGGTCTACACTATCGTTTTGAAGCACCTAAAACACAGTTAGGTGATGAACTACTTAGTTATTTGTCCAGGGGAGAAATTACTACATCAAGTTTTGCCTTTACTATAGCTGATGGTGGTGACAGATGGTATAGAGATAGTGATGGTGTATTAAGAAGGGAAATCAATAAGATTGATAGATTGTTTGACGTGTCCCCAGTGTTTGAACCAGCGTATTTAGCTACTGCTTGTTCTAAGAGAAAGTTAGATGAAATCAATACTATTGATGAAAAACTTGATACACTTAAAAATGAGATAGAAAATTTGTAAATTTTTTAGTTTTAACTGATATTTATAATAAAATGACGATATGAGAAAAGACGAATTAAAAGACCGTGCCTTTTCTATCATTGACACAGCTAAGAAAGAACTAAGAGATTTAACTGAAGATGAAGAAAAGGAACTAAACTCTATCAAAGAAGAAATCAAGTCATTAGACGAAGATGAAAAGGTAGATGAAGAAACAAAGTCAGAAGATACCAAACAAGAAGATGAACTAGAGGAAAAAGAATTAGATGGTAATGAATCAAAGCCAGATAATGAAGATGAAGCTAGTGAAGATGATGATGAAGTATCAGAAGACACAAAAGAAATTGAAAATAATAATAATCGTTCTAATCAGATTAGAAAAATGAACAAAGAATTTAGACTTATTAAAGCAATCCGTGACGTAGCAAACAATCGTTCAATGGATGAAGTAACAAAGGCAGTTGCTAACGCAGGCGCTGAGGAAATGAGAAAGAGTGGTCTTTCTTTTGGTGGTCAGATTCAGTTGCCACTTGAGAGTCGTACAATTACTGTAGCTTCAGAGCACGATGACGTAATTGAAACAGAATTTACTAACATTTTAGAGCCATTGAGAGCAAAAAACGTTCTTGTAGAGGCAGGTGCTAAGTATCTTACTAACTTGGTTGGTGATGTACAGGTTCCTATAATGTCAGCTACTAACGTTGGTTGGGCTGGTGAGGTTGCTGACGCAGCAAGTGGTGACCCTACTTTCTCACACGTAACTCTTCAGCCAAAGAGATTGACAGCTTACATTGACCTTTCTAAGCAGTTCATTGCCCAGGATTCACTTGCAGCAGAGCAGCTTATCAGAGAAGACCTTGTAAAGGCTATCAATAGCAAGTTGGAAGCAACTATTCTTGGTGCAGGTAGTGGAACTACTACAGAGCCACAGGGAATGTTTGACGCAATCAGTGCAACTTCAGTAAGTGCTTTCAGTGGTATTTGTGAACTTGAGGCAGATATTGAGGACGCTAATATCAACGGTAACTGTGTTTACGTGATGTCAAACAAGGCTAAAGCAGCACTTAGAGCAATGGCTAAGTCAAGCAAGTCAACTCAGCTTGTATTCGAGAATGGCGAAGTAGATGGAACAAAGGCTATCAATACTTCACACGTTCAAGGTAAGAAGTATCTTTACGGTGACTTCAGTAACCTTGCAATCGGTCAGTGGGGTGCTATTGATTTGACTGTTGACCCTTACACACTCGCAAGAAGTGGACAGATTAGACTTGTGGTTAACGCTTACTTCGATGCTAAGATTCTTAGACCTACTGCTTTTGTAGCTGGTGAATTGGCTTAATTAATAACATTACTAAAATAAGTATCAATAATGTATATACAATTATATCAGATAAAGAAGCACCTCAATATAGATTCTAATTTCCACGATGATGATGAATATTTAGTTTCTTTAGAGGAAGTAGCCGAAAAAGTTGTTGAGCAAAATATTGATACTAAATTGACTAAACTTGAAGATGGTGACGGTGAAATTCCGTCACCATTAACTCAAGCAATGTTATTGTTAATTGCTAACTTTTACGCTAACAGGGAGAGTGTTGCTTTTGCACAGAGTGCCAACGTACCTTATAGTTATCAGTATTTGATAGACCTATATAGGAATTACAGAGGTGAAGACCTTGCAGTTAAAGAATGTCTTCAAGAACATTTAGATGAAAATAACAACGGTTAACCTTTAGAAGACAATGAAAAGAGCAGGGCTACTAAACGAAGTAATCAAAATATATTCACCAAGTTCCCAGGTCAATGAGTACGGTGAAAAGGTACAAACTTACACGTTGACGTACACTACACGTGCAAGGGTTGAACACACAAGCGGTAATAGAAGCAATGAGAATAATGAAATCTTCTATAGTTACCAAAAGACTTTCACAGTTAGAAGTTACGTACCAGTCACTGAATACGACCAGGTTGAATATAATAATAAACGTTATCGTATTATTACTATTGACGACAGGATTAAAGTAAGAAACGACAAACTAATAATAACTGAATTAATAAACGACTAATACAATGGCTAACCTACAGATGATTCTTAAAGATGGTGGTTTCACATTTTTCTTGGAGAATATCAAAGGAAGTAAATTAAAGACAGCCTTGAAGAGTGGTTTAAGAAAGTCGTTAAATATTATCAAGAAGCAAGCTACACAGAACCTTAAGGCAATAACCTTTAAGAATGGACAGAAGCTTGATGTAAACAAAGAAGTATCTTTTAAAAATAGTTACGGTAGTGTTTATAGTGCAGCACCATTTAAGAAAGCAATTGCTGTAAAGGTGTTTAAAGATGGAAGTGGTGGACGTGCTGAAATTATCCACAGAGATAAGGATAAGAATTGGAACCCAATACTAAAGATGATGGAAGCTTCTAAGGGTAAACGTGAAACTACAGGAAACTCACATCAAGGTATTAAGAGAGGCAGAAAAGCCCACTCAACAGGTTCTATAGCACACACCTTCTTTACGACTGCTGTACAGTCAACTAAGTCCCAGGTTCAAAGTTCACTACAGAAAAACTTGGAAGACGCAATAATGAGAGCAAGGGATAAATTTTACAAATGAGAGAAACAGCAATATCAGTTAATAAGCACATCTATCAATTACTAAGTTCAGACAGTGGACTTACTTCAATGGTAGATAACAAAATATATCCATTGGTTGCTGAAGAAAGTGTTACTTATCCTTTTGTTATCTTTACAAAGGAGTCTGTTAGTGGCAATTACTCTAAGGATTTCTTGGTAAACGACACAGTTACAATTAGTGTTGTAGTAGCAGCAAACAATTATTTCCAAACTGTTAATATAGCAGAGAGAATAAGAGCGATACTTGAAAACTACAGAGATGGATATTTCCTTAGTATTCTATTGGATAATGTGACAGAGGAATTTATAGAAGACGCTTATATTCAGCAACTTCAATTTTCGGCAAAAATAAATGAAATAATCGTAAATAATTAATTATTAAAAACTATAGTACTATGAGTGCAATAATGGGCGAACAAATACAAGTGTTCTTAAGCGGTCACACACTTGCTTGCGCAACATCTTGTAAGGTTAATATTTCAAGCGATGATATTGATGTATCTTGCAAAGATAGCGCAGGTTTTGCTAACACTATTCCAGGTAAGGTTTCTTGGACTGTATCAAGTGATAACTTGTTTGTTGTAGGTGACTACACCAAGTTGGTAGACGCAATGTTGAATAAAACTATTCTTGATTTGACTTTTGCTTCAGTTGATAATTTCAGTGCAGCAACTTCAGCAGATAGTGATGGTCACAGAATACCTTCAGGTGGTTGGACAAGTGCAGGTGACTTGTATTACGGTAAGGTAACTGTATCTTCAATTGATTTGACAGCAGACAATGGAGCAGTTGCTACTTATAGTGTAACCTTCAATGGACACGGAGCACTTACAAAGGGTGAAGACAGTACAAATTCTTAATAAAGAATTTAAGTAATTAATAAAGGTAGAGGAATATTTTTCTTCTACCTTTTATTTTTTTAAATAACAAAATATTTATTATTAAAGTATCAATATTATGGAAATTATAATTAACAACAAATCAATTAATTTAAAGAGAACTTTTAGAAGCCTTATTGCTTACGAGCAAGCAATGGGTAAAGCTTTCAATCCAACTACAATCACAGAGTCAATAATGTATTTCTATTGTGTTATTATAGCAAGTGATACCACATTAGAACTTACCTACGATGATTTTATAAATTGGTTGGACGATAATCCTACAGCCCTCCAGGAATTCACTGATTGGCTTATTAAGCAGTCTGAGATAGAAAGTAAGTTAACAAAAAAAAAGACCGTAAAAACGACCAGGAAGAAATAGTATCTTATACTGATTTATTCAAGTTAGTTTGTGTACAATCAAATATTTGTTCTGTAGAATACTTCCTTGATAAGATGAAGCCTTACGAACTTTCAATTATTTGTGACTCCTTACACTTGAGGCAAAAGGATAGTTGGGAACAAGCAAGACTTATTTCTTATATAACAGCACAATCAAATAGTACGAAGAAACTAAAACCAACAGATATTATTAAATTTGCTTGGGAACAAACAGACGAAAAACAGCCTACAGTATCTAAACCACTTACTTCAGATGATGTAGAACAGATTAAAGCAATGGCACTTCTAAGAGAGAAAAAACTAAAAGAAAAAGGTATAATCTAAAACAATGGCAAATCAATTAAAAGAAGAAATTGTTCTTCAGACAGGTCAGTTTGATAAGAACATTGATAACGTAATTAGAAAAGTAGAGGAACTTAAACAGAAGGGTTCAAAAGTCGGTAGTGGCTTTGATTCATCAATGGGTAAGATGATAGAACGTGCTACAGGCTTCAATGGTTCTTTGGGTTCTTTGATTGGTGTTGTTGGTAAATTTAGTGGTGCTTTAGGCGTAGCAATGGGAGCTGGTGAAGCCTTTAATAAAACCATTAATTCAAGCCAAACATTAGCTGATGAATTTGGTGCTACTCAGCAAGGTGTTACTACAATCGTTGATAGTTTCTTCCAATCTTTAGCCAATGGTGATTTCTCACCATTTCTTAATGGAATGGATAATATGGTGACTAAGGCTAAAGAAGCGTTTGACGCAATGGATAATTTGTGGAACATGGCACAATCCTTTAGTGTTCAGAACGCCAGGTTAAATAATCAGTTCCAACAGAACCTTATCGAGATAAGACAAAAGAAGGGTAGTACAAATCCAGAAGACCAAAAGCGTGTTTCAGAACTTACCCAACAGAATAAAGATATTATCAAGAAACAAGCTGAAGGTGGTGTTAAACTCTACAATCAAACAATTAAGGGACTTCAAGCAGAGATAGCAGCAGGTACAGGAATGAACCGCAAGATTACTGAGGGTGCTATCTATAGAATTGTTGAAAACGATATTAATAACCTTAAGGACGGTAGAGCCAAATACGATAAGGAATATAAGGAATATATTAAAGCCCAAGAAAAGCTTCAACAGAAATATAGTAAGAAACAAGTTGGTGGTGGTTTGATTAATAAGGTAGCAAGTACTTTAAATCCTACAGCAAACTACGGTGTTGGGTATCAGAAGGAATTGAACAAACTACAAAACAAATACGGTGAAGCTATCGCAGCTAACTACTTACTTCAAAGAAAGTCTGACAAGGAATTAGGAGAATTCAACGATAAACTTAAGCAAGGTATTTCTTATCAAGGTGTAGCAATATCCAATCAATCCAAGATGTTGAGATACACCAAAGAGGCTAACGAGAGTACCAAAGGTGGTAAAGGCGGTAAGACAGGTGGTAAAGGTAATAACAAGGTCACTTATCAAGAAGGCTCTGTAGGATATTACGAGAACTTGATTAGCGAACTACAAAAGAAAATAAAACTCCAGGTCGATTCAAGTGCTATAGATGAACTTAAGAAACAGATTAAAGAAGCAAAGAGTGAGTTAGACCAATTGATGAACCCAATAGGAAAGATTGAATCTATTGACGTTTCCAAGTTGAACCTTAATTTTGGTAATTCACTACTTAAAGACCTTGAGAAAGTACAGATACCTATCAAGACACTCCCAGAGATGTTTAAGGATTCTACTGATAAGATGAGAAATGTATTAGAGGCTTTTGATATGGGATTAATAGGTGAAGAGAAAGCACAAGAACTTATTAATAGTATTAATGAAACCTTAATATCACTTGGACTTAAGCCTATTGAAATTCACATTGAAACAGACGCTGAAAAGGCACTTCACAACACAGCAGATTTGATAGACCAAATGGCAGCAAGTTTCAGTTCACTTGGTCAAGCCTTGGAGATGCCAGAACTTGATGTAGCAGGAATGATAGCAGGTGCTATTGCTTCAGTTATCAGTGGTTACGCTACAGCTACAGCACAAGCAGCAACTTTAGGACCTTGGGCTTGGATTGGTTTTGGACTTGCAGGTTTAGCACAAGTAGCAGCCATTATAGCACAAATTCACAGCCTTAGTGGTTACGCTAATGGTGGTGTTATTGGAGGTAGTTCTTATAGTGGTGACAACCTTTTAGCACGTGTTAACAGTGGCGAAATGATACTTAATAATAGTCAACAAAGAAACTTGTTTGGCTTACTAGATAGAGGTGCAGTAGGTGGCGCAAATGGCGGTAATGTCAACTTTGTTATCAAAGGTAAAGACTTACACGGTGTACTATCTAACTATAATGATAAAATGAATAAGGTAAGATAAATGAAATACACAGGAGATTTTTATAGCCTTAGAGGTGATAAATACACGGTTCAGATTATCACAAATAACGATAGTGGTACTACCCAGGAAATAATTCTTGGTGTACCACCATTTGTTACAGAACAAGACACGTCAGATGATAATATCTATAAGTCTGTGAAATATCAATCAGCAACGGTTAATATTATCACAAGTGGAGAGTCTGATTATAAGTTTGATTTGTACAGTGGCGAAGCTGATGGAACACGTGTAACGCTTCTAAAGAGTGGTACAACTATTTGGGATGGATTTGCAACACCAGTTATTTATAATAACGGTTATACTGAGATACACGAGAAACTCCAATTGGAATGTATTGATGGTTTATCAATTCTACAGTATTATAAATACAGTGCAAGCCCAAAGCGTGTTATATCATTGATTGAAATACTGAATAAGATATTTGCAAAGAGTAAGGTATATACCAATCTATTTGTTAGTAGTAATATCTCCAGGGTAAATGGCACTCCAATTCTAAATGATTTGTATATTTCAGAACAAAACTTTTTCGATGAAAAAGATGATAATGAAACTGATGATGATGTTGCTTGGAGTTGTAACGAAGTCTTAGAGCAAATTTGTCAGTACTTAGGGCTTGTTTGTGTTGGTGATGGTACAAATGTATATCTACTTGATTTGGATGGTATCAGAGCCAATAAAAACACCTATTACAAGTACAATATTGGTTCAACAGCCTACACTTCAGTAACACTATCAGATACACTTGCAATAGATGGTGATTGTTATAGAGGTGGTAATAATACAATCAGTTTGGACAATGTATATAATAAGGTATCAGTAAAGGATAGTTTCTATACCTTTGATTCTGTTATACCAGACCTTTACGAGAACGCTATTAATATTACCAAATCAACTGATACAGACTTAGCTACTTCGCACTCAATAGGAGATGGAATGTACGGTGAAGTAATAAGTGGTTCTGATGGTAACATGGAGATAATGATAGATAGAGTTTACGACCCAGAGGACGAAAAATATACAGACTGTAATGTGGTAGCAGTGAAGTACTATAAGAATGATAACTATACTTTAACTTGCCCTTCAACTGTGAACTACACAGATACCAAGACAATGAATGGTGCAGTGATAGCAAAGTTCTTTGTTAAAAAGCTTGAGAACACTTATCTTAATAGTTGGATAGACTTTATTATTGGTAGGTCTTCACTTGATTCGCACACCTTAGATGATTGGATGGCAGCAAATGGTATTAGTAAACTCAATTGGTCTAATTACCTTTGTTTGTACAACCCTTCAAAGCAATTAAATCAACCTTGGGTAACAACGAATTCTTCAGAACTTCCAGCTTTATTTGGTGGTTCAAATTCTTATCTATTGATTAAGGGTAGTTACTGTTACCATTATATCAATGAAGACCCTTATCCAATTCCAGAAGATGAAATTGATATAGCCCAGGGACGTTACGCAATGGACGCAGGACAAACTTATCTTAAGTGTAAACTTCAATGGGGTGATTTATATTGGAATGGTAGTGGGTGGACAGAAACGTCAGCAACATTTAATATACCTTATCTAAGAGATGAAGCAAGCTGTAGTGAAAGACGTTCAGACGCTACAATGTTTAAGAACTTGGAATTCATTAATACAGTTAATTGGAGAATAGGAACAGATAAGCAAGGTTATCTTATACCAACACCTACAGGGTACGTAATGAATGGTTTGCCAAAGATTACGATATACAGCCCACACACTCCAAACTATCACAGCTGTAAAAGTGGTGATGATGAAGGTGAACACTACGACCACGCAAGGGTATTTTTAAAGGACTTCGATATAGTAGCCTTTGTTGGTGACCCAACGTTTGCTGACTTAAATGATTCTGACACTGTATATACAAATGTTATTGATAATAATCACGTGCAAGAATTTGATGAGATAGAATTTAAGGTTTGTACAAACGACAATAAGAACCCTAACTATTCAAGTGTTGCTTATAAGGAAAATGGAGTGTTCCGATTCCTTAGTGGTTTGACAAATTCAGCAATGAGTTTAACACAGACAGCAGAAGAATTGTACGTAAACAGGTTGTGTAATCAGTACAACACACCAAGAATAAGGCTAACACTTGAATTGGAGAATACCTTAAAACCTTATACAGTTCTCCAGGACAAATGGGTAGGTCTATCAAAGAAATTTATAGTAGATAGTCAGTCAATAGACTACGAAAAAGATGTAACTAATATAACAATAGTAGAAAAAGGATAATGGCAGAGACAATTATTAAATACAACAAGATTAAGGAGAGCAAAAAGGACGTTACCAATGTCTTAATGAATAGTGGCGTTCTTAATTCCGCTGTTATTTCTAACAGTAATGATGGTGGTGGTGAATCACTGTGGAAGAAATCCTACGGTGATAAATCACTTATTCCAAAGGATTCTTCTAACAGTGCTGAAGGTGAGAGTTCTGTAGCTATTGGTACAGGTACATTGACTTATAATGAAAACGAACTATCAATAGGAATGTTCAACTTACCTACAAGTGGTGAAACGATATTTACCATTGGTGATGGTGAAGACGATTCTAACAGACACAATATATTTGAAGTTGGTAAGACCTACTCAAGTTTCAATAATGTTGTTAAGTTCAACGCTAATATCAGTGGCTCAAGTGCAAGCTTTAGCGGTTCAGTTAAAGCACCTACAATCAGTGGTACTACTGTAAAGGGTACTTCTGTTAGTGGACAGAACGCCACATTTACCAATAGTGTTAAAGCACCTACAATCAGTGGTACTAACGCTACTATTTCAAATCAGTTAACTACTAATAAACTACAAGCTACAAGTGGTTTTATTCAGACATTACTTTCTGAAGATATTACTGTAGATAATTTGACTGTTACCAAAGCAGCACATTTCTTTAAATTGATAATTGATGAAATCAAGGCTACCCAGGGACAAGTAATAATCACACCAGCTAACGCCATTATAGATAAGGTAGAAACTGTAAATGGAAATTACAGATGTTATTTTAGGTCAAAGCAAGATGAAAAGGAGATTAGCAACACATTTGAAACAAATGACCAGGTTGTTTGTCAGACCTTCAACGCTGCAACTGGTGTAAGCTACAATGTAAGCAATACCTACTATTGGAGACTTTGTGTAGGCACAGGTACAACTTCTACTACTATCAATGGTGAAACTGTAGATTGCCATTATATCGACTTGTCTGATAGTGATAAGGATAGTTATAGCAACTCAGCACCTAAAGCTGGTGATAACGTAGTTCAACTTGGTAACAGGAATGAAAGCACAAGACAAGCAGCTATTATTATCAGTGCCTATAATACACAGTTCCTTGATAAGAATGTTAAAGCACCTTCTATTGTTCAATATACAGGTATCAATGACTATACACTTGAAACACACAGAAGAAATGTAATTAGCCGTGACCTTAATGAATTCAGAGGTATATTTAAGACAACTACAGGTGATGATATTGAAGACTTGATTGAAGATATTGAAAGTGGTGTTACTACATTTCTTCACACAGCTTGGGCTAATAGTGCAGATGGTAGTGTAGACTTTACCAAGAATCCAAGTGGAGGTAGTTACGCTTATATTGGCTTCTGTACTACTACCCACTCTTCAGATTCAAGTCTTATATATTCTGATTATAGTTGGTCTTATATCAAGGGTGCAGATGGTCAAGACGGTGTAGATGGCGCAAGTGGTTATACACCTTATATCCAAGACGATTATTGGTATATCAATGGCGTTAATACAGGAGTTAAAGCAGCAGGTAAAGATGGTTTGAATGGTACTAATGGTGTTGATGGTGCAAGTGGTACATCTTCTTATTTCCACGTAGCCTATTGTAATAAGACAACAGGAGGTACTATTACTGATTTCTCATTAAGTGACCCTACAAATAGAGATTATATAGGTACTTACGTTGACAGTACACTTGCTGATTCTACTAACCCTAACAGTTATACTTGGCAGCTTGTAAAGGGAGCGCAAGGTGAAAAGGGTGAACAAGGTATTAGTGGTACAAGTGGTACAGATGGACGTACAAGTTATCTACACATCAAATATAGTAATGATGGTGGTAGTTCCTTCACATCAAATAATGGTGAAACACCAGGTAAGTATTTAGGTCAGTACGTAGACTTCACAGCAGCAGATAGTAGTAATGTTACTGCTTATACTTGGGCTTTAATTAAAGGTGCCGATGGTACAAACGGAACTAATGGTACAAATGGTACTAATGGTATATCAATTACAGGAGTTACAGAGTACTATCTTATTAGTTCATCAAGTGCTAATGTGACTACTGCTACTACAGGTTGGCAGACTACTTTCGTAGCACCTACAGAGGCTAAGAAATATCTTTGGAATTACGAACAAACACATTTTTCTGATGGTTCATCTTCAAAGACAATTCCAATTATAATTGGTAACTATTCTAAAGATGGTACTAATGGTACTAACGGAACAAATGGTACTAATGGTAGGGGTATAAGTGCAGTTACTGAATATTATAGAACCCACACTGCAAATACAGGTATTACCAATACAAGCAGTGGCTGGAGCACAGCACTTCCAACCTTAACTTCAACACAAAAGTATCTTTGGAACTACGAACTTATCACATTTACTGATAGCACTACAGCAAAGACAGCAGCAGTTGTAATTGGTGTTTACGGAGATAAGGGTGATAAAGGTGACAAGGGAGATAAAGGTGATAGTGGTACTTCAGTTACCATTACTGCAACTTCAACTACTTACGCAGTGACTACTACAAGCAGTCAACCAGCAGACAGTAGCTTTACATCTACTACAGTCCCTTCAGTTGCTACAGGAAACTATCTTTGGTGTAAGATTGTAGTATCTTATTCTAATGGTACTTCAACCAAGTCTTATAGTGTATCTCGTGTTGGTAGTGATGGTTCAAATGGTACTAACGGTACGAATGGTACAAATGGTAAGGATAGTTATTTACACATTGCTTATTCAACAAGTTCTAACGGTAGTCAGAATTTCAGTACTTCTTACTTCAATGGTGCAACCTATATAGGTACTTGTACAAATAATAGTGCAACAGACCCAAATACGTATAGTTCTTATACTTGGGCAAGATTGAAGGGTGATAAGGGAGATAAAGGTGACAATGGTACAAACGGTACTAATGGTACTTCTGTGACTATAACAGCCACTTCAATAACTTACGCTGTAACAACAACCAATAGCCAACCAGCAGACAGTTCCTTTACTTATACTTCAATTCCTTCAATAGCAAAAGGTAGGTATCTTTGGACGAAAACTATAGTATCTTATTCTGATGGTAATAGTACAAAGACCTATACAGTATCTTACGTAGGTACAGACGGTACTAATGGTACGAATGGAACAAATGGTACTAACGGTACAAACGGAACAAATGGTAAAGACGCTGAATTTTATAAGTTAGTTCCAATAATTGAAAAGGCTGTTGTAGATAAGAATGGCACTTTAGGTGTTCAGTTGCAATATCAGATAGCACACGTAAGTGGTAGTTCTGTAACTACAACTAACGCTTCTACAAGTGGATATTGGATAAGATTTAAGGGTAATCACAACAATACCTATTATAACCTATCAACAGGTAGTACAATATCTTATACCAATAATTCCTTTATTACATCTTATCACACTCAGACTTCAAAACCAATATATTTCAATGTGTATTTGGTGTACGGAAGTAACGCTACAGTTGTAGACCAAAAGGTAGTCGCAGTTACCTTTGACGCAGCAGCAACACTTGAAATAACTGATAATATTACTTCTACTGTACAAGGTCACACTACAAATATATCTAATCTTAGTGGAACAGTAACGAGCCACACAAGCAGTATATCTACCTTACAACAGAACTATAATAGTATTAGTTCCACTGTACAAGGTCACACTACAAATATATCAAGCTTAAGCGGTACAGTGACAAGTCACACAACAAGTATATCGAATTTAACACAAAATTATAATGGTTTGAACGCTACAGTCTGTGGACACACATCGACTATCAATAGCCACACTACAAGTATTAGTAATCTACAGATAACTTCAAATGGTTTAACAAGTCGTGTACAAAATATTGAAAAATACTCATCTAAAAATTTATTTGAAAGAAATAAGTGGTATCTAAATGATGGCAATTATTCTTACGCTAGTTATGATGCTGTAAACGATAGGTGGTACGATGCCGATGATGATTATAACGATATATATTCTCCTATTGTAAGACTAAATAAAGGATATTATTGCTTTAGTGCCTACAAGCCAATAAATGAAAAATGGTATAATTCTAACATGTATTTATGTTCTGGAGCAACAATAAGTGACCCAGCTGGTAGTGGTGGTTTTGAAATACAAGATTGTGCCAAAATACAAAATGACACTATTACTATCAATAATAGAACCTATTACCGCTATTACGCAGTATTTTATATATCAAGTGATGATGTTTCTTGCTCTTTGAATGTTTGGGGTTCTGCTGATGAATCAGATATTGCTTTTCCGTATTTTAGTTATGGAAATACTCCTTATATAACTACATCATCTTCAGTTATAAAGCAAACAGCGAATAATATATTAATGCAAGTAGGTGCTTGTGGTATTAATATTGACGAAAAGAAGATAACACTTAATGGCGATACAGATGTAAATGGTACATTAACACTTACTGACAGTAACCAAGGCTTTATATTGGCTGGTGATGGTGGTAAGACACAAATAACACCTACATCAATTGGTAGTTATTCTACCTTTACAGCGTCTTCAAGTTCAAATATATTGATAACGAAGTCTTACGGACAATACTTATCAAGCTCTACAGAAGGTGCAACAGCAACTACTGGAACTTGGAGTATTAACAATAACTTTGGTATTGTGCCAAGTGGTACTTATATTCCTTTAACTTCACAGAATTCAACTTTCAGAAAATATAACAGTGGTTCACTTATTAATCCAATTTCTATCAGAAACACGTATAAAATATACATCAATGATAGTTTAGTAAGCACCATTACTAATGCAACTACTTCAGTATCTTCAATTGGTAGTTATACAACCACATCTAAAGGTGAATTGAAGATATACAGAAGTACTACAGCAACGTTTAGAACAAGTGACTTACAAAGTACAGGAGGGTTATATCTGATATGTCAGCTTATCTATAATGTTCAGATACCAAAACAATCATTCACATTACTTGGTTACGATGGCTTTGCTTCCAACTTTGGTACAAATAGTAATGTATATTTTGGTAGTAGTGGTGCTTATATCAGATACGGTAATTATGGTCTGAATATCAGTTCAAGCGGAATAATGAAACTACAAGGCTCTTCTTGGGTTCCGTTGAATCGTCTTAAGGTGGTTAGAACAAGTTCAAGAACTTATACAATTGGTGCAGATGATGATTTTATTGTAACTACATCTAATTTAACCCAAGCGATTATATTCCCATTACCAAGTAGTAATGTTGGTCGTATAATATACGTTAAATGTAATAGTTCATCAGGACCACAAATATACTGCTACAGTACAACCGCTACAACTGCGTATTTCCAAAGACCAGGAGCAGGAACTACTTACGATGTTGACTTCAACCTTGGCGGTAATACTGAAATGTTTATAAGTGACGGCTCACATTGGATAAGAGGTTATATGGGATAATAATAATTTTAAAACTATACAAAAATGAGTAGAGAAACAATAATTACAGTTGATAACTTTATAGTAGCACAGTTAACAGCAAATGAACTTGGAGAGGTAGCGAAGTATAACGTTCAATTCATCGAGTACTTAATACCACCTACCTATCAAGACTTGATTAACCAGGTCAAACAAGATGAAGAGAATTGGGTAGAACTATCTGATGGCTCTGTTAGATTTCACAAGGTAATTTATACTAATGTAGTAGAAGTTACTGAATAATATAAAAAAGTGGGTGATACTTCACTCACTTTTTACTTTCTTGATATTTATATATAGAAATACAATTAATAATGAAACCGTATAATAATAAACTAAAATGGAGTGATTTACCTTTTAAAGAGAGGTTGGGCCATATATTTGCTTCAGTCTGTTTCCTACTTGGTTGGATAATCACCTTTATAGCTTTCTTTATCGACCCAATAGGTACTGTAGCTGATAGTGTATTATATATCCTCGGTCAAGCCCTATTGTTTAGTGGTGCAATCGTAGGAATTGGACAATACTACAATTCAGAAATACAGAACTTTAAGTACGAAGTAAAGAAGTATATAAAGAAAAGAGAAAAAGGACTTAAAGACGATGATATAGATGAAGACCTTGAATAACGAATTCTGTTAATTATTCATTTGTTATTATTTTAATATATTATTTTTTCCGTTTCTTTCAATTGAGAGAAACGGTTTTTATTTTATATTTATTAATAAACAATTAAAAATGGTTATATATAATAATATTAGAGATGTCTTCCCAGACGCAATTAATTGGGAGTTTTGGGATAAGTTGGTAGAGAAGACAAGAAAAGAAATAGCTGAAGCTTTAAAAGACTACCACGAAGAAAAACCTCCTATTTTCTACCTATACAACCAGGAGGGTGAACTTGTTAAACAGTTCAATACTAAAAAGGACTGTGCTAAATTCTTGGGAGGTTCTGAAACTACTATCAGAAACTACCTAATCAAACAATGGATATTCAAGGGTTATCTATTGTCCCAGGAAGAATTAAGGAAAGATATTGCCTTTGCTATCTATCGTAGCAATGTAGAACACGGTAACGTCTACTTGGAAGGTAGTACACAGAAGAAAATACCTATCTACAGCTACAACCAGGAAGGTAAACTTGTAGGTGCTTACGAGTCCAAAAACCAATGGGCTAAATCTAATAATAGGGCAGCTTCACTACTCAATAATGGTGATAGGATTATTGATGGTAGATTGGTAAGCGTGAACAAGTACACTGAAGATAAAGCTAAGACACTATATAACAACACACAAGTTATCAAGCCACGAAAGTGAAAATATAGTTAAATATTTGGAAGTATCAAATATATTTCGTACATTTGCCAACGATTATTGTTTAACTATCTTTAAATATTAACGTTATGGCAAATTACAGTATTGACCAATGTCTGCAAATCGCAGCAGTTCCAGAGCCTCTTAAGGCTTATCTTAGAACCCTTAAGGAAAGCCGTCTTCCAAACGTAAACGGCAGAGTATTTACCGCTGTCAACCAAACTGCTTTGGTTACACTCCTTAACTCTGAATTACAGAAGTACAACGCAGCAAAGGAGAAGAGAAACGCCAAGCAGAACGCAAGAAACCAATGTTTTGACGTTCTTAAGACTTTGATTGGAGGTAAGGTAAATGGTGCTACAGTGCCACAGATTATTAGTGCCACAGAACTTCTACCCAAGCTTCAAGAATTCAAAGCAAGTGTAGAGGCTGAGAAGAAGTTTACCAAGGTAGATAAAGCACTTGAAGCCACTGGAATGACCAAGGAACAACTTATCGAGTACCTACAGGGTAAATAACATTGCTTCTTTATAGAAGTATTTTTTAGTTAACACTACGACCCACCTTGTACGTGAGTATAGGGTGGGTTTTTGCTATCTCAGAAGTGACAAAATAACCTATTATATTATATTGGGGTAAAAAAGTACTTAGTAGTTATAGCCAAAACGTAAATTTTTACCCCTTAAATTTGTTTATCTCCCAAAAAACAACTACCTTTGCAGCAGCAAGTTAAATTAAAAATAGGAGATAAGACAATGATTAAGTGTATTTGTTTCGGTCGCGTAAGTTCAATGCGTCAGAGTTATACAGCACAAGTAAATGCTGTTAAAGCAGCCGCAATAGCGGACGGTTACAAAGAGAATGAAATTACAATCGTTCAAGGTAAGGAATCAGCAATCAAACTGAAAGAAGATGAAAGACAGACTTTGAACGAAATGAAATCTTTGATAGCTGAAAACCCATCTATTGAATCAGTTTACTTTTTTGCCATTGATAGATTGTCAAGACGTGTAGAAGTAGTACTAAACGTTGTTAAGGAAATGTTAGAAAAAGGCGTAAGCCTAGTATTCCTTAACCCTACTAAAATGACTACAATTAGAGTTAATGAAGATGGAACTAAAGTAGAGAATGAATTAACAAAGTTACTCCTTATGTTACTTTCTTACGGTGCAGAAATGGAAATGAAGATTAAGACAGAGAGAGCCGTGAATAAAAAAGAAGAAATGAGAGAGAACAACGAAGTAACTGGTAAACTTATCTTTGGTTATCACAATGTTAATAGAAAAGCAAAGTTAGACCCAGCTACAGCACCAATAGTTAAGTGGATTTTCAAAAGCTACAATGAAGATGGTTTAAGCCTTACAAAGATATTTGATGCAGGTGTAGAACTAGGCTATTGGGATAACCTACAATTTAAGAGTTCAAAGGCAAGTAGAATTAGGCAGATATTAATGAACTACTGTTATTGTGGAGAACCTAATAATAGTGGCTTTGTCTACCCTAAGTTAGTAGAGAAAGAAGAAATAGATAAGGCCATTGAAAACATGAAGAAAGCAGTTAATAAGGCTAAAACAGTCTCAAAGGTTGTATCACTTGCAAAAGGAAAGATTAAGGACGCTAACACTGGTTATACGCTAAAGTACGATGGAAACCACTTAAAGTACGTTCACAAAGACGATGAAAGTAATAAGATTATAAGTGCAAGCCTAAATATAGTAGACTATTTAGTTTGGAGAGCCGCAAAACAAATAAAATTCTTCTTAGCCAAACATGAAGATGTGGAGAACAAAGCAAAGATAGAGAATGATATAATAGAAATGAGTAACAGAATTAATAATATTCAGAATATAATAGATAAAGATATAACTGAAAGATTCAATAAACTATATAAGGCTTATGTAAATTCACGTGGAAGAATAACAGATGAAGACTATAATAGAGAAGTAGCACAGATTGAGAAAGAAGAAAAGAAATACAAACAACAAGTAGATTCACTTGAAAGAAGAAAGACAGAGTTACAGATACTGTTAGGTGATATAGCTGATAAGAAAAAGTACGTAGACCCACAATATATATTGCAGATTACAGACTATCAGCACCAGAAAGAAATAGTAGATGAAGTGATAGAACAAATTACAGTAGAAAGAATCAACGGTGAACAGATAATAAAGGTGTATAGCAAATACCAAACTGAAACGTTAACATTTACATTTATAAATAGAACAGTCACCAATCACATTAGTCTGTTCTGGAAACCAAGAAATAACGATGATGAATTGATAGACATTAGCAGTGAGTTTGAAAAGAGATATACCAGGACAAATAAGTAAAAGGCAATGGATAGATATTTTAGAGGAATGAAAAGGAATATAAAGTATAACACTATATTTGGTTTAATACTAACAGCAATAGCGTTATTACTTCATTGGTTAGGAATAATTTAACAACGAAACAAAAGGTAGGCTAATCACCTATCTTTTTTTTTGTTTTCAATTCAAAAACAATAGGGGGGAGAGTGACTAACAGAAATTTTCGTTGGAAAT